AGCTGATCTCAATTACCAACAAGGACTTAACCGCCTTTGGTCTCGATCAACACGCTTCGACTTCTACTGGCCTGCACTAAGCCATTTAGGAGAACAAGCAATCCTTAACAAAGAAATCTACGCGGTCGGCTCTGCCAACCTAGCGCAAGATGAAGCTGTCTTCGGCTACCAAGAACGTCATGCTGAATACCGCTACAAACCAAATGAAATCCATGGTGCATTTCGCTCGTCCTATACTGCCCCATTAGACATGTGGCACTTAGCTCAAAAATTCACCTCACTTCCACTTCTGAATGATGCCTTCATTCAGGAAAATCCACCTATTGACCGAGTTATCGCAGTAGAAACTGAACCTCACATCATTCTCGACTGCTTCCTCGAATACAATAGTACAAGACCCATGCCAGTCTACGCAGTACCCGGCTTGGTCGATCACTTCTAAAAGGAGTCAACATGTTCGGCTCACTTTTTAAAAATACTGGCTCTATCACAAAAGCTATCGGATCAGTCATTCCAGGTATCGGCGATGCCGATGCTGCTAAAGACGCAAACGAAGCTAATCTCAAGGAATCTGCCTTGAACCGCAGCTTTCAGGAAAGAATGTCCAATACCGCATATCAACGTGGCATGGACGACATGAAAAAAGCTGGTCTCAATCCAACGTTAGCCTACATGCAAGGGGGAGCTTCTGCTCCCTCTGGCTCTCAAGCTACCGTACAATCTGAATCTCGTTCTGGACTAGGAGACTTCGCACTAAAAGCAGGCACCGGAATTTCCGCCGCCCGCAATGCTGCTACTGGTCTCCAACAACAACAAACCATGAACGAATCATCTATCAAGCTCAACGCCGCCACCGCTGCTAAAAACCTTCAAGACGCTGAGTCAACTCGACTCGACAATTTAAAACAAAGTAAATTTGAAGGTATTAACAATGCAGCCGGACGCGTCGGAGCCAAAATAGGCAAAGGACTCGACTCCATTATGAATATGATAGAAGGTTCTTCTGCCTCACATCAAAAAAAATGGAATGATGCCACAAAAAAAATTAAAGTTCTTGGTCCCGCTAAAGGGCAAGAAAAATCAATCTTTGAAAACCTTAAAAATAGTTTTCAAAAACACTAAGGAGCCCTCATGACACGGATGTTAATGGCGACTGCTAAATTCCCATTTCAACTTATCTACGATCTGGTAATCCTGATCGTTACTTTCCTAAAAGGACAAAAAAATGAAAATTAAATTCAAAAAAAACTACGAGCTCTCATCAGGCTCCGAGTTCAACCAAGAGGGTCAAAAATCCCGTACCCGACAATCTGAAGCAGAAAACTGCGACATAAACAAAATTATGGAAAGATTCAACCGCACAGGAAAACTTCCATTAATGCAAAGTCAACCCGCACAATACGGCGACGCTCGCGTCGTAGACTTTCAAACCGCCCAAGCGATCGTAAAAGACGCTAAAAATCAATTTGCCGAACTCCCGGCAAAAACCCGCAAAGCCTTCGGAAACGATCCACAAGCCTTCCTAGGTGCTTTAAATGATACTTCTGACGAAAACGTTGCAAATCTTTTTAAACTAGGTATTCTAGTTGAAAGAAAGCCAACTCCAGAAGATATATTAAACCAAATTGCTTTAAATACGGCTCCTTCCGTATCCGAAGCAAAATAAATCTGGACAAGTGGGAACAGTCATGTTACTTGATATAACTGTTCCCACTGGACGGACACTCCGTCCCAAACAACTAAAGGAAACTAAAATGTCTTACCGCAAAAGCCAACCTTACGGAAAAAGCAAAAAACACTTTTCCGCCAACGCAGCCCCTCACAAAAAAAACACTCCTAAGCCGTCACGCGGCGGGATTCGTTTATAAGCTGCCTGTTTCCATTCAAACGCTATCGCCTGCACGATGGCACCATAGCAGCTTCCGAAAGGGAGCTGCTTAATAATAAAAATCCACCAATAGGACACTTCTACACTCCATGCGGTCAATGCGGCGAATGCCGACTTTCACGCGCCCGAACTTGGGCGACCCGCTGTGTCCACGAGTCTACTTACTGGAAGCAATCATGCTTCATCACATTAACTTATAAGACTCCTCCTCCAAATAACTCACTAGACCCTGAAGATACACGCAACTTTATACGTCGCTTCCGCGACCAATTTAAAAAGCCCTTCAAATACTTTCTAGTGGGTGAATATGGCGACAACTTTGACCGCCCTCATTATCACGCTCTCATATTTGGAACTGACTTCGGTTACTCGAATCACAACTCTCTTCAAAAAGAAAAACGTACATCAGACTTACAACTTCTTCATGATACTGATGCACTCTCCTCCCCTGAATTAAACTCCATCTGGGGACATGGCTTTACATCTGTTGGAGAACTTACATTCGACTCAGCCGCTTACTGCGCTCAATATGCCATGAAAAAAATCAACGGACCTAAAGCGTCCTCTCACTATGGCTCTCGCCATCCCGAATTCATGCGAACTTCGCAAAATGCAATCGGAAAACAATATGCTCTAAAATACGCTCAAGAAATCCTCGATAATAATTCCGTTATATCAAACGGACAAAAACAACCAATCCCTAACTACTACTTAAAACAATATGAAAAACACAACTACGATCTCAACCCACTTAAAACTCTTCGCGAAGAGTTCTCTCAATCTCACTCGATGGAAAAGAGCTATGTACGAGCACTTCAACTCGACTCTAAATTCAAACTCAAAATCTCAAAATCTGATGCTTTCAGAATCAGATATGCCAAAGATACATACTTTAACAACTAACAACTTCAACTCATACTTTCATGAGTAAAAACCAAGGAATCACTATGCTTCTCTACGTCGTCTATGACAAAGATCAAAAAACACTCTCAACCCCGCTACTTGCCCCGACGCAAGAAATTGCTCAAACTTCACTCAATCAACTAAACCCAGAAAACCTACAATCACTAATCATCTACCCTCTAGCAATACTCAATAGCCCTCTCGATCTCTTCTTAATCTCAATCGACGAAAACAAAGCTCTACCTGAATTCCTAATAAATACCTCGGACGATAACATCGTCGAGGACACAAACGAAGTGCGTGAGTCCTCAACCCTATAACCCCTTACAAAAAAGGAAAACAAAACTATGTCATCTAACACCAAAACACTTTCACACTTCGCCGAAATCCCCGAAGCTGAAATCCAAAGATCTACCTTCGATAGATCTCACGGCGTAAAAACTACCTTCAACGCCGGAAAACTAATCCCTATTCTCGTTGACGAAGTCCTTCCCGGTGACACACACAACCTTAAAGACCACCTCTTCGGAAGACTCGCAACGCCAATCGTCCCATTCATGGACAATCTCTACCTTGACACCCACTACTTCTTCGTCCCAACTCGTCTCGTCTGGGACAACTGGGAAAAATTCAATGGTGCCCAAGACAATCCTGACGACACTACTGACTACATCGTCCCCTCAATGACTTCAACTGCTGTCACTGGATACGATTCACTCTCTGTCTTCGATCACATGGGTATCCCACCAAAAGTACCCGGTCTCGAACACATTTCTCTTCCACTTCGCGCCTATAATCTTATCTGGAACGAATGGTACAGAGACCAAAACTTACAAGACTCTGTCGTTGTAAACAAAGGCGACACTGCTGACACACCCGCCACTTACACAATCCTTCCACGCGGAAAACGCAAAGACTACTTTACTGGCGCACTACCTTCTCCTCAAAAAGGCCCCGCGGTAAATCTTCCACTTGGAACCTCTGCTCCTGTTAACTTAAATACAGGAACTTCTACAAATGCCATGCAGTTTCGCCACGCCTCTACCAATTCAGGCTTAAGCGGAACCATTATTAATACAAACGGAGCCGCTCTCTTAGCTAATACCGGACTAGGCTCTACCGCTGTTATCGACCCTAATGGTCGTTTAACTGCCGATCTTACTGATGCAACCGCAGCAACTATCAACTCACTTCGACTCGCATTCCAAATCCAAAAAATGTACGAACGCGATGCTCGCGGAGGAACACGCTATGTCGAAATTCTTAAAGCTCACTTCAATGTCACATCTCCCGACTTTCGTCTGCAAAGACCTGAATACCTCGGAGGTAATACGAAAAAAATCACTTCCACTGTTGTTCCACAGACTTCATCTACAGACGGAACTACTCCACAGGGAAACCTTTCAGCCTATGCACTTGTCTCTGACTCAGGCTCTGGCTTCACACATTCCTTTACTGAACACGGCTACGTTATCGGTCTCGTTTCACTACGAGCTGATCTCAATTACCAACAAGGACTTAACCGCCTTTGGTCTCGATCAACACGCTTCGACTTCTACTGGCCTGCACTAAGCCATTTAGGAGAACAAGCAATCCTTAACAAAGAAATCTACGCGGTTTT